TCTGGGACTTTGATTGCCCAGAGGGAACTGTGTTCGGTATCAACTCCAAGTACCTGCAAATTGTGGGCCACAAGGATCGTTGGATGCAGCACAGTGGGTTCACGAAGAACCCGCTGGATTCCACTTACACAGCCAACTCAAGTGTTGGTGGTGTCCGTGACGCACAGTACGACATTATTACGTCGCTGTTGCAAATGACGACTCGCAACCGTCGTCGCCACTTCCGCATCAACGAGGTTGGTGCTGGCGTTTCAGCTCCCTGAAAAGGTTGAGTGAAGGTTGAGTCGGAGAGGCGGGGGGCGCAAGCCCCCCGTCTTTCGGGACAAAAATGCCTTATTTGGATGAGTAACCAGTTTCGACCAGTCCAACCTCAAGGGGCGCGTAAGGCGTCTAATCCGCAGTTTCGCGCGAACTACGATCTGGTTGTCCGCAGGCAGCCGAAGCCTGTGCGTCCGCCGAATGCTTGCAAGGGCAAGGATGATACTTGTAAGGCGTTTGCTGTGAAGGGCGGCGATTTGTGTGCTGGTCATGCTGCGTCGGCCAGGAAACACATGGAAGAGGCGGGTTCAGATGCACAGGAATGATTTACGGAAAGCGGTGAGGGATCAGACGGACCTTGACGACAGTGATGTCCCTGATTCGATGTGCGACATGTTTTTGCGGGAAGCTTTTGAGCGGACTGCGGCGCAGCGTCGCCAGTGGCCGTCTTATCAGGCTTCTTGGGTTGTAGAGTTCCCTGGCCGTGCTGCGTCGGTGACGTTGCCGACTGATGTTAACGAGATCACTTCGTTGCGTACGGAGTCGAAGCGAATCAATCTTATTGATTTCAACTTTGCTGAGGAAATGTACGGCGACCGTTTCGGTCTGCCGCACGCCTATTCGCTGTGGGGTCGCGAACTGTATTTGTGGCCTAAGCCTGCGCAGGATGAAACGTTGACGTTGCGTGGCTGGCGGCTGCCTGACTATTCGTGGTTGGATGACAATGCGTTGGAAGTCGATTTGGATGAGCGGCTTCATTTGTGTGTGTTGCATTATGCGATTGCGTTGGTGTATGCGCAGCAGGAAGATCCCGAGTTTGAAAACCAGTACATGATGCGTTGGTCGCGTACGTTGGAAGATATGGCGAAGGACGTTGATCGTCCTCCGACTTATCGTCCTGTCGTTTTGAATGGTGGCGAAGATCAGGGTATTCAGGCTCCTACTTTGTATGCACGTTACGGATTTGATGCTCTCTGATGCCGAATCGTGTCCAGTTGACGAACACAGCCGATTTCACTGGCGGTCTGAATTTGCGGGCCGACCAGTTCACTATTGACGGCAATCAGGTGCCGTGGATTTTGAATATGGAAATCGACACACGGTTCGGTGCCCGTTCCCGCAAGGGGTGGGGTGACTGGCAAACTTTTCCTGCCGCCGAAGAGGGCTGGAATCCTCGGGCAATGTTTGCTCACACAATGTCTTCTGGTTCGGAAGTGTTGTTTGCGGCTGCGTCTGACAAGTTGTGGTCGGATTACGGCGGGAGTTTTGAGGAGGTCGCTGGTGTTGCAGCTACGGCGGACCCTCACGGGGCCGACTTCGCTGCATGGGGTGAAGACGTTTACATTGCGTGCGGGCGAGGCAACAAAAGCGTTCTTTGGGACGGCGGTGTAGTTACGGCGTTGGATGAGGACGAGTGGTCGCCTGACTATACGGAGCCTCGTAGTGGTCAGATGCCTTCTGCTGATCTTGTTGCAGCGAATCACGGTTATTTGTGGGTTGCGAACACTGTGGAGAACGGGGAGCATCATGCTCAACGTTTGCGTTGGTCGCATCCGAATGATCCTGATGCTTGGGCTTATCTTGATTACATTGATTTCCCTGAAGGTAATGGTCCGATCACGGCGATTGTGCCTTTCCGCGACCACATGCTTGTGTTCTTTCCTGCTTGTGTGTGGGCGCTGTATGGGACGAATGATGCGACTTGGCAGAAAGCCAACGTCACTGGGACGGTTGGCGCTGTGAATAGGCAGTGTGTGGCTCGTTCTGAGTCGGTTGTTTATTTTGTTTCTTGGCCTGAGGGTGTTTATGCGGTTGGGGTTGATTCGGTTTCTGAGGTGAGTGGTGCTTTGCGTCCTGCGTTTGATACCCAATTTTTTGGGTCGCAAACGGATTTGCAGTGGTTGTCTTGGGCGGATCAGAAATTGTATTGGACTGTTCCGTTTTCGGAAACTTTTCAGGCGTCTGATTCTACTTCGACGTTTGTGTTTGATCCGTCGATTGGTGCGTGGACTTTGTGGCAGGCGGGCAATGCTGATTCGATTGCTCCGATTGTTGGGTCGGCGGTTACTGAGGGTGCTGTTGGCTGTTCTCGTTCGGTGCCGACTTTGGTGCAGTTTGGTGCGTTTGAGGAGCCAACCGATTTTTTGGGTGGCGAGGAATACGATTTTCCGACGGTGTTGCGTACGCCTTGGCAGGATGCGGGTTATCCGACGATAAGGAAACGTTGGAAGCGTCCTGACTACATTTTGTTGGAGACCGAACGGCCTCATCAGGTGGAGGTGTTGGTGTTTCACGATTTGCAGGAGACTGGTGCGGCTCGTACACGTTACGTCAATTTTGAGCCGTCTACTTCTGCCGTGTTTTGGGAGGATGATGGTGTCGGGCCGTTGGCTACTTGGGAAACTGAGGAGCGGATAGATGATGACGCTGATCCTGCTACGCCGAGGGTTGTTCCTCCTTTGTCGCAGTGGGGTACTCGCGTGTCTGGTTCTGTGATTGAACGGTCTGGGTCGTTGGGTAATGCTTCTTCGGTGCAACTTGAGTTGCGGGGCGAGGCGGGTAAGACGTGGGGTTTGACCGCGTTGGTTTGGAAGTCAATTCTTCGGAAGGTTCGATAATGTCTACTGTTGTTATTCCTAATGAGATTCGGGCGGGTCAGTCTTTAGATCCTCGTCCTGTTATGGCGAACTTTGATGAGTTGGCTTTGTTTATTAATGATGATGTTTTGACTCTTGACGGGTCGAAGGCGATGACGGGCCATTTAACGTTGTCTGGTCCTGGTGTTGCTGGCGGTCATGCGGTCACTAAAGCACAGTTGGATGATGCTGTTGGTGGCGATGTTGCTGGTGGCGGGTTTTTGCCGTTGGCTGGCGGCACGCTGACGGGCGACGGGCAGATACTCTCGCTTATGAATTCGGGGGCGGCTGGACAGCCTCACATGGGCTTCTATCACGGCGGGATCAGGAGGGGGTATATCGGCAACGCAAACGCATTAACGACGGAGCTGAGCGCGGAAACGAATCAGCTAGCGCTGGGTGGTGCAGGCGTTCGGGTTAAACATACTGGTCTGGACGCTGACACCTACCTGCGGGTTGGCGGCAAGGACGTTTCGGTCGATGGGCATACTCATAGCCAGTATTCAGTCGATGGGCATACTCACGACGTTTACACGAAAAAAGAGATTGACGATCTGCTTGCTGCTCGTCCGTTGATGAAAATGTGTGATAAGCCGACCCGTGTTTACGATGAGCGGAACGGCAAGAAAGCTCTTACTTGGCACAAAATCCAGTTGCCTGCAACGATTGGCGGGATTTCGCGTTCTGGCGCGAAGGCCGCATATTTAAATATAACTTCAGTTAATGCAGCCTACAACAGTTGGGTTGCTGTCCGACCTGACGGGTCGAACTGGAATCCCGAGGTAGATGGCAAAGAGTTTGCTGCGTTGAATGTAACGGCGGGCGAAATAAACAACGAGCATTTTTTGACGACGATTGGCAGCAATGGTGCCATTGAGTATTGGATACATGGCGACAGTCCGTCCGACGAGGCTGTCGTCGGGATTGTTCTTAACGTGATTGCTTTAGTGTTCTAGGGACAAAAAGGACTATAGGTAATGGACCAGAACTTTTTAGCGGCTGATTTGTCTCAACGCCGCAATCTATCTAACCAGTATGCGGCAAAAAAGAACTCTAATATGCTTGGTCGTACGCGTGCCCGTCAGGGGTTCCGCGATCAACGTCAGGATGCGACGAAAAGTTTTCGTCAGCAAGCTCCGCAGGTTACGTCTAGTTATGCGTCGCGGGGTTTAGGTAGTTCTGGTGTGTATCAGCGCGGTTTGCAGCGGTTTACGAACAGTTATGCCGATCAGATGGGTCGGATTGATCGGGGATGGCAGGATAGTGAGTCGCAGTTTACGTTGAATGATGCGTCTTATCGGGCGTGGTATGACCAGGAGATAGGTCGTTTGGATTTGGAGAAGGCGCAGCGTATTGCTGATACGGCTGCTGGGATTAATGGGCTTCGGCCTCTGATTGGATAATTATGAATGATCCTCGCGATGCTGCAAGAGCAGCAAACCATGCCGCAACTATAGCCCGTCAGGATAGTGACCCGCGGGGCATGACCCCCCATGCGAGCAGTGGCTCAACAACACGCACCACCAGGGGACAGAACGCTGCATTGCGCAGGCAGGCGGATGAGGACGCTTTCTACCTGACGAACGGCTATCAACCGAACTATGGGGCGAACCCGACCTTCGATCAGATCATGGCGGCTGGCCTGGAGCGCAATGTTGCAGCGGGCAAAAACTTTTGGGAGGGTCGGAGCGGGACATCCGCCTGGATGATGACTGACGATGACGGAAACAGCTATCGGGACG